ACTTGGGGCCAACCATAAACTACACGGATTCCGGAGGCGACCTTGCCAATGACGGTAAAATGCTGTTAGCGGCAGGATACGACGAACAGGGCAAGGGCAAACGCATGGGTAACGTGCAGAATCGTTGGCAGATAAACCGTGAAGCAATGTCATTGGGGGCCGGTGAAAAGATTATAGGCTTCTGTATGCACCCTTCAACTGTTGAAAAAATGGCAGAAGGGGGGCAGGACTACAAGGATATGTGCGACCTTTCGCACTTCTACCGTAGGACGGCAAACGGACAGACCCTATCGGGGCTTTGTATCCTTTTTTTTCCTGCCTCTTTCTGTCTTGAAGAATACATGGATAAATTTGGACAACCCGTATTTGAATATCCCACGGATAGGCAGGTAAGGTTAGGCTATACAAAGCGCATCGGTAGCAAGACGTTTATAAGCAACAGGCGTAAGGCATTGTACGATCCCGAAGATGCAGCCAAGATGAGTGACTACCGGAGTTTTGTGCGGAAGTATCCCGAAAGCTATGAAGAATGCTGGACAGGTGTTGCGGGTCAGTTAGGATTTCCGAATGAGTTCCTGCGCAAACGCAAAGAACAGCTTATGTTACGCTCTGAGACCATCACAGGTGAATTTATGTGGAGCGATAAGCAAAAACTGCGTGTAATCTTCCTTGAACGTGCAGATGGTCGCTGGCAGGTCGCAAAGCAGATGACACCACAGGATTCCTGCAAGGTCACAACCATGGAGCAGTATTCAGCATTTGAAGACGATGAGGTGGTGGTAAACCGTCCCGACGGAGTAATACAAACCATTGTCGGTGTTGACAGCCATCAGTTTTCAAATAAGAATGAAAGCCGCTACATTGAGGCACAAAATACCAAAAAGTCTGAAACCGGAATCGCTGTTTTGCAAAGACGGAAACCCGAAGTTGATAAGAACGACGATCCCCGTACATGGAAAACAAAAAAGTATATCGCCTCCTTTAAAGGACGTTTGGCAACATCGGCAGAACAGGCAGACGAAGCCCTTAAAGCTGCGGTGTACTACAATGGACTTATTAACATAGAAACTAACCGCAGGGAAGTATGGGAAGAAATCATTCGGAGGCGCATGGGAGGATACCTGAATTTCCACGTAGAACTTCTTGCCAATGGTGAGCCACGAATGTCGATGGTTCCTGGAACCGTGTTATCTCTGCAAAAGAAAATTACCGGATTTTCCATGCTTGCCGATTACCTTGAACACTATTGGGCCATTGAACCCATCTTGGAATTTGTAATTGATTGTGATGAAATTTCTTCCATCGAAGAACTTACCAATTATGACCGGATAGCAGCGCACATGCAATGCCTTTTCGGTGATGAATCTTTGTATGCTGGAATGATGAGTGAAGGGTTTCAGGAATTTGAAACCGAATCGGTATTTGTTTTGGGCGCAGACAAGTTTTAAGGCATGATTGAAAAAACGTACATAAGAGAACAGGATTTCCGGAAATTGAATATCGGAAGCAAGGAAACCTATAAAGTTGGTAACTTTAATTATCCCAATAGCAGGGTTCCAACGAAGGAGAAGGACGCATCTTACTACAAGATGTGGGCTGAAAAGATTTATCACTTATGCCTTAATGGAAAAGCATGGATGCCGATTGCTGATTACGGAAGCATTGATGTCATGCGCAGCTATTCTGATGGTCGCCAACCAACAGCACAATACAGGGATTGGATTTTAGGCTCTTGGGGAATACGCAATAACGGCACTCAATCGGCTGTCGTAAACGGTGAAGGCTATGATGTCAGGGATAACGAAAACGCTGACACCCGTCGTAAGGCGTGGATGAATATAAAAACTCAGCCCGTAAGCGTTGCCCCCAAAATAATTTCCAAGATAAGCGAACACATCCGTTCAATGTATTACGAAATGGGTGTTAAAGCCATAGATTCATATAGCGTTGAGAATGAAGAACTTGCCAAATACAGACTTTGGTTTGAAAAGCAAAACCGCGATTGGTTGGAAACTCAATATGCCCTATTGGGAATCCAAATGGAAGAACCTATCTTCCAACCCACCAACTTATACGAATTGGAACTCTATGCGTCATCGGGTGGATTCAAAATGCCCTACACGCAAGCCATGGAAGACTTGCTGAAGCACACTTTTGAAATCAGTAATTGGGATAAGGAAATCGGAGAACGCATTGTCAAGGACATCATTACTTTGGGCTATGCGATTATAAAAGAAGATTTTGACCGCGAACTGCAACAGGTAGTTGTCAAATACGCAGACCCTAAGTATTCAGGGATGCAATTCAGTAATACCAATAGTTTTAAGGATAGCGAATACGCCTATACGATTGAATGGTGGGAAGTCAGTAAAATCCGTCAACGTTTAAATCTTACCTATCAGGATGCTGCTGCGTTGGCATTTGCTTTCAGCGATCAATACGGAAATCCTGAGCAGGGATTATGGGGGAATTATGGTTATTCAACGCAGAACTCAGGTCTTGTAAGCTACGGGTTTGACTTCTATAAAGTGCCGGTATTTTGTTTTGAGTTCCTGGATGTGGACAACGAGCAGTATATTCAGGTACAAAACAAGTACGGAACTACGATCAACAAGACCTACGATGGCAAAATACAGGATAACGAAAGCCTGAAAGAGCATGAATTACGGCGTGTTCGTCAAGGTCGTTGGATTATCGGAACCGAACACCTGTTTGATATTGGCCTTAAAGAATATATACCAAGGGATGAATTTAATAAGCCACGAATTTCATATAGGGCTATAAAAATCAACACAATACCGATCATTGAGCAAATTAAGCCGTTTCTTGACAGTTTCAATTTGGCTTGGATAAAACTTCAGGACTTTATTGCAAAGGCTATCGGGAACGGTTTTGCTATTGATGTCGGTAGCCTTAAAGACATCGCTGTTGGCAAAGATAAGAGTTTTGACCCCATGGAAGTCCTGAACTTCTACCGGCAGTCAACGTTCTTATTGTACAAACGCTCAAAGCCCGGATTATCAGGTATGATAAAGCAGAGTGCGCCTCCTGTGATTCCGATTACCAATAACACCTATGACAACATCAGGGCGCAATTTGAAAGCATGAATTTCTTTATGCAAAAAATTGAAGACGTAACGGGTCTTTCCATGGTTGCCTTGGGTAAATCAGCAGACCCCAATGTTGCCAAATTCAATATGCAGGTCAGTGTACAGGGAACCAATGAAATCATTAACAATATTGCCCGTTGCAAAACTGATTTGCAGGAAGATGTTTCGGTGAATGTATGCTACCGAATAAGGTCTTTGTGTAGAGTTAATGAAAGTATCCGAAAGGTGTACGAGGAAGTCATCGGTACGCAGCGTATGAAATGCGTGATGGATGCTGAGAAGAACCACGTCAAGTATGGTATTCGCATTGAAGCCACAGACATTACGGAAGAAAAGCAAAGTATTACCGAAATGCTTAATGCTTCAATTAAGCAACCCGGAAGTCCTGAAATGGGTAAGTTAGATATAAGTGATGCTATATTCGTTAAGGATATGATCATGCAAGGGCAGAACTTTAGGCGAATAGGACTTATCATTGGGTATAAAATGCGTAAAAAGGAGCAGGAAGCCCGTAGGATTCAGCAGGAAAACATTAAACTGCAAGGCGAACAAATAAAGGTTCCTGAAATGATTAAGTATCAGGCACAGCAGGAAACACAGCAGTTTGAATGGCAGAAGATGGATAAGCAATTTCAATACGATTACATGATAAAATGGGGTGTGCCTCCGGGGGCATTACCACCAGAACAAATGCAACAAGGGAATAGTTAAAAATTAAGGTTATGGCAGAAAAAGATTTTATGGACGAAGCGGTAAGCGAATATTTGGGCGAACAGCAACAGCAGCCCGAAAGCGTACCACAGGCTCCGGTGGCAGATGCTCCACCGGGAGAAGTAATACCACCGGTAGTCACACCACCGGTAGCAGAAACACCTCCTGTACAAACTCAAAGTTTCTCGCAGGATGACGTATTGCGCGAATGGAATAAACTTACGGGAACCAATT